TGATTGAATGATATCCAGCCAGTTCTCATCTTAAGAACAATGTAATTGGTACCAACCTTATAGCTCGTGTCTTCTTTTAGGATCTTATCGGCACTGGTTACGATGTGAATGACATCATCAAGGTTTTCCATGCCAACGATAGTCTCGCCACCACTGAGGCTGTAGGTGTAGTTAGACCAAGCATTGTATCGATAGCTATACGCAAGCACTTTATCGGAAAGGGCGAATCGGATTGTTTCAGTGCCCTGGTGGTGGCGAATGGCAATTACTCGAGATGAGCCAAGAATGTCTTCAACAGGGGCGCCGATGTACTCAATGCCTTGTTGGCCAATCCTAAAAATGCCCTTGATGTTTTGGAAGTAAACGCCAGAATCCGTATAGATTGCAGGGCTTCCCTTTAATGCTCCCACAGTAGCGCTAATCTGACGGGGCTTGTAGAACTCACCAACACCTGTCTTACTGGGACCTTCACCACTAATTGACCAAGTTGAGTTTTCTCTGAAGATATAGAGATCTTCCCCAGAACTGCACAATGCGGTGGGCTTGTCGTGGTCCATCCCGCCCATCAGAAGCTGGAACGAATCAGAAAGACCAATGCCGATACCGCTCTCGTGTTCCTTTGAAAACCAAATCTGATGGTCTTCGCCAATCATAAAAAGACGACTTCGATGGGACTCAACATACCATGCAGCTGGGGTCGGAACGTTCGCAAGCTCCCCACCTTCCGTGTACAGAAAGGCACCAGTAGCTGCGCTTGCATCGGAGACTTTGTCGGTATGGGATATTCTGGCAGAGACAACTACGCTTGAGTCTAGAGCAGCAACCCCAACAGTAGCCACTTTATTGTAAATGTTTCCGCCGTTCTGAGTCCTATAAATAACAAGGTTTAAAGTGCTGCCTTTCATTGTTACAGATATTTGATCAGCCGTAATATCCACACCAGTATTTGTGCTGGTAAGGGTTACCGTCTCAGGATCAGAAGGCTCAGAGCGATGAAGGTTTCCTGCCTGATCTTCCCACTCCCAAACAGCCTTGTACTTATATACCCCAGACGAAGTCAGGCTTCCGGCTGATGACTCTGCAATCGTAATACTTGGCTTGTAGAAAAACCCAAGCTCATGAACCTTGGTTCCTCCAGATGTAGCCTTAATGCAACCTGACGAAAAGAATACCTGCCCACCAAGTTGAGCCCTCGGGACCTCATAAGCTGGACGAGCTGTAGACATCTTTACAAGCTGCATCATGCTATTGATTGCAGTCGAAACATTTCCGGAGCCATCAACATATGTTTGAATATTTGTTGATTTTGGAAGAACGGAAAAATAACTCGTTCCGTCACTAACAACCCTGCAAGACGTTCCATTGATATGGGGGCGAAGCAATGACTGGCGAAGAGAAGATCCAATGATTGACGTATACAGGGAGGGACTGGTTGACGATGGATTATCTAAAGTCTTAATCCATGCAGAGACAGTATGAAGCGATGTAGCGTCTGCATCATCATTTCTTGTTTCATTCGATAAGAAAGCAATTATTCCGGCGCTGGTCTTTATTGGGCCTAAAGGGGTCCAGGCATTTAGCCTTATTGGTGTCTCGTCAGAATCGAGAGATCCGCTAGGTGTTAGCTGATACCTATTGTACATCGATGAATAGGTCGATGAGTCTGAGCCGGTCGTGCAATGATACTCGACCTTCGCTCCGTCTTCCGAATCGCACCAATGCCCCGATACAATAAGGGCGCTTCCAGCACTGTCTGAAGTATCTACCTTATCGCTTTGATCCGATTCCACATGTTGTCGAAGATGCTTTGTTGTTCCGACATTGAATCCGAAATAGACACGAGCAGTTCCACCTGCACTTGAGCGATAAGTGGTTATATGGCTAATCGCTCCACCAATATTACCCGAATCATAGGCACCACTAAAAGACCCATTGTCATCCAGCTTATAGCTGACCTTATGAACTCCACCTGTAAACTCGGCAAAAACAATATGCACCTTTTGATAGTTGTTGGTGCCAGGGGTATATTCAAAAACGTCAAACGATGTTTCCGCTACCGTTTGTCGGTAGGTTGATGAATCCACAACTTCGCTAAACGAGGCAAGGTCTACACCTGATGCTGATAGCTTAGCCTTTCTTAAAGATATCGCTCCGCCAGTATTGCTTTCAAAGTAAATGGCAAAGCCATCATCAGCGGCATCATCCGTGCCGTGAGCAACAACTTTAATGGCTCCAACGAAAGTGGGCTGATTTCCATCACCAATCGGCTGGCTTGGTAAAACCACTACCCCCGTCTTCGCGTCAATGATTGAGACGTTCGGAGCATAATTAATAGCCGAAGTGGAGTCATTGTAAGTCGCCTGGATATAGGCAACAGCAACATAGTCCCCACTATGACTAACAGCGACTGATGGCTGAAGCTGGTGATGACCAGAAGAGGTTCCGGCGGGAAAAAGCTCCGACTCAAAAAATGCATTGAGCCCCATGCTAATATGGTTTGCAGTTCCATCTGTCCCCAAAAGATTGAACAGAGTTTCATCGCCTTCGATTATTAGGTTGTCCTTGTAGGAGTATGTGCCAACCGGGTTGTTGCCAGTGCCACCTGTCCAGTCGGATGTCGAACAACCCTTACGCTTTTCAATTCTGCCGGTCTTTTCAAAGACAGCGTTCTCAAGGACCTCGAGCTGCCCCGGCTCCATGATGATGTCTGAGGTCTTGGTATCCGCACCAGATGAAAAGGGAATGCTAACTAGTTTTTTATCGAGAGCCATTAGAACACCCACAGATCTACGGTAACTGTACCGCCAGCAGTGAGGTAAAGGAACTTGTCTGGATTATCATTTGAGGACTGAACATCATAGACGTGCTGAGCCGCGTTTTTACCAACAACAATCCAGCCCTTAATCTTTCGACCAAGGCCATGAGAGATAATTGATGTTGTTCCAGATGCCAGTACCTGGTCAGTAATGAGAAGACCGTCAATGATTGAGGAATCCATGACAGGCATAAGCGTGTCTTGGAGTCTTGACTGGACCCGGTTCAGGTCAGGGTCAGGTACTTGGATTCGCTCGAATCTTCGAAGAGTCATCAGAATGTCCAGCGGTAGTATGGCATGACGCCGGTACTTTCATCCGTAATTCCTACAGGCTCAGAGGCATCTCTGTCGCGAGATGCATCCTCTATTCGAAGAGTGATTCTATCAAGATCTTGCTGAAGAGGAGTAATGCTTGTCTCCTCCTTTTGTCGCATCTTAATAGCAGCTACCAGAATCGCGTATTCTTCCCAGTTGAGCATAACCATATCATCCACGGTTGAAGTGTCACTATCCAACTCCGCAAACTTCGGGACATACCAAACCTTGATCGTGTCCGTTGAAGTTGGCTTTGGAGTGAAAACAATAGAGGATGCTCTTAGGCTATACTCATAATCGGCATAACCATTACTGTTGTGAATTGCTACATCAGCCTGATACCTGTTTCTGTCTTGGAATGAGAATCGCCTAACACGAACGACATCATTCCCATGAAGCGCATCGACGCCAAGCAACTTGTAGAAGTTGTTTAGCCCGATATCCGCAAATCGATAGGTGTCCTGGTCAGCCACCAGAGAGAAGGACACTTGGTTGACGTACTGATCCTCATACTTGAGAACCAGCAAGTCATGGAGCTCACCCAAACCAACGTTAATATAATCGTTGATCTCAGCGTCGGTGAAGAAGTTATTCCCCACCGCGTCCACACGTTGCCTGGCCCGTGCCCTTAACTCTGATAGCGTCGACATCAGTACTCGCCTTTGTCCTCAAGCTCTAGACAAATGTGAATAGCATCCTTGAGATTTTCAGCGAACCCCGATGAGTTACCATTTTCAAGAGCCCGCATTGCAGACTCTGCTGCGCTCTTAAACGCATCGTGTCCCGCATCGCCAGAATCAGACTCTTCACTAAAGTCATCATCCCCGCCCTTGCCTTTAGGCGCACCGAGAAGAACTGCAATTTCAGAACTCTTCATAGTTACTCCAGGTAGATCGGGGGCCGAAGCCCCCTATCCAGAAATTATCAGGTATCCACATCAAGAACGGCACAGAAGTGAACTTCAATGCCAGATGTTGGAGTGCTTTCAATGTTACCGGTGTCATCAATTGTCTCGATGACGATGGTTCCACCAGTGGTTCCATCTGCAACGCTATGTGACTTCAATGCTGCAATCAGCGACTCACCAGTAGCGCTAGTTGCATTCATCACAGTCGCAGTGCAAGAAATGAGACCATTATAGGCACGGTCAAGGGTGATTGTGAAAACACCGCTAGAAACAGCAACGGAAAAACCGGTGCCGCGCACAGTGCCAACATCATGTGAAAAAGAACCAGCAATAATAACCTGCTCTGTTCCACCAAGTGATTGAACAAACGCCATGATCTACTCCTTACGCCAGCGCTACGCGGCAGTTGTAACCAGGAGCCGTGCAAAGAAGGTTCCCGTAGTAGCCCCAGCGGTACTCTACCCCATCTTCGTTAGCCTGGCGAACGCCTTTCAAGCCATCGAAGTCGAGAAGACGAGGAGCTGGTCCAAGGGACTTGAGCTTCCACGTATCCAACTGGAGAAGATAAGCAACATTGATTGGGCAGTTGTGATCAGCATACACGTCAACCATTCCGGTAGGAGTGGCAATGCTGATACTTGAAAATCCGAAAGTTGCGGCAGCTTCACCAGCGTCATAGCGACGACGGTTATTTGCTCCAGCAACTGCTGCACGGCCTTCCAAGTCGAGCGCAAGCTCGGCCCAGTCAGTGGGATTCATAAAGCATGCATCAGGACGACCACCTTCGCGAGAGGTCTTAACCGCCGCATTAATGATTGTCTCCATTACGCTTGATGCATAGCTCTGGCGCTGCCCACCGAGGCGGGTTTTATCCAGAGTACGATCTACACCAAAGAATGATGATGATGTGACACTGGATGGAATCCACGCATCAAGACCAGACATCTTAATGTTAGAGCCACCGTTAGCCGCATCGCCTTCAGCATAAAAGAAATCCGCTGTTGATAGGGATGAGATTCCAGTTGTGCCTGCAACGTTGGTTGTAATGGTATCAGCATCACGATCAACCGCTGTTACTTCAAGAACGCCGTTATACAGGGCGCTTCCATCAGTAGCACTTGCCTTAAGGCGCATGCCAACTTCGAAGTTAATTGCATGACCTGCAACCAGTTCGATGGTTGTATCACCAAGACTCGCAGAAGATGCGTGAACTTGGCCGATTGAGCCTGTGCCACTGCGGTAAATGTCTCGGCCCATCGTGCGCGCAAGCGTGTGAAGAGCAGAGTCAGTCTTTGCCTTAGCAACATCAAGAAGAGAGCCTTCGCTACCATCGGCAGCAAGAAGCGTCTCGTTATCAACGCTGACCACGGCATAATCTTTAACTCGAGTAACTACAAAGTCCTCAAGCTTGGTTCCGCCACGGTTGTTTTGAGCAGTCTGAAAGTCAGCACTGCGTCCTTGGGTTAAGCCATACTCAACCGCATACGTTGCGTTTCGCCCAGGAAAGCTAGTTTCCTTGGGAATCATCGCAAGCAATGGGTTGTTTTTGTACACCATATTTTCGACCTTCTTATACGGGTACATGTGCTTCATGGCCGCATCGAAGTTCGTTAAGTTAAAAGAAGCCATAGCTTCCTCCTAATCACGTAAAGAGTTTGCCTTTGTACATCTCCCGAATTTCTTCGTACGAGAGATCTTCTGCATTTTTTCGCGTGGGCTGCTGTTGCCACGCTGAGGACATTGTTGCGCTTCGTCCCCGATTTCCTGCTGTTGCTCCAGGGTTGTACTGTCTAAACTTCTCGGCTGCTGCCTCTGAAGAATAGAACTCCTCTTCACGCTTACGGAGGCCGTCTTCAATCTTACTGAAAGCTTCTTCTATAGTGATATTCTCACCAGTTTTTCGATAATATGCAACCATTCCCTGAACAACGTCCTGGGCTGAGCATGCGTCTTTGACCAAGGCATACTGCTCAGTGCTTGTTGCAAAGTCTTCAACCTCCGAAATCAAAGTACCAAATGCCTGCTTAGAGCGGCTTTCTTCTACTTGCTGACGCGCTGCGGCATCTCTTCTAGCAATCTCGGCCTTTAATTCGTCGAGCTCTTTCTGGGTCTTGCCCACTTGTTGCTCAACCGGAATTTGGTCGCCATAAATTTGCCGCTGGGTCCACTTCTGATAGTATTCCGCCGGGTCAATCCCCTGGGAACGAAGGAACTCTTCAGGGCTTTCTTCTAGTTTTTGACGTGCGTTGCGAAGCTGTCCAAGCTGCTGCTCCCTCTGGGCAAGCTGCTGCTCTTTTTGCTTCATCTCAATTTCTTTAGCTCTTACCTGTTTTTCCCGGCGAAGGTTCGCAAGAAACTCCTTGCTCTTTGGCGGGGGCCCAGGCTCCTGCTGCTCAACCGGCGCTTCAGCCTGAATCGG